TAAAAGAATTAGGTGCTGATGTTATTAAAGATGCCTATGAGAATACAGCTAGGCTAACATTAATCAACGATAGAAAGATATACCTTAAGGGAAGTGACCGACCAGATACGCTGAGGGGCGTAGGCTTGGCATATGTAGTGTTAGATGAGTACGCGAGTATGAAACCTATTGTATGGGAGCAGATTTTAAGACCAACTCTAGCGGATGTGCGCGGTGAAGCACTCTTTATTGGTACACCTGCTGGTAAAAACCATTTCTATGACCTATATACAGAAGCGCAAAAGGAAGAAGACTGGGAAGCTTTCTCTTATAACTCTACAGATAACCCTTATATAGCAGCAGATGAGATTGAAGCAGCAAAACGCTCAATGTCTTCTATGGCATTTAGGCAAGAATTTGAAGCAAGCTTTGAAACTTTTTCTGGTGGTATCTTTAAAGAGGAATGGTTTCATACAGGTAAAGAACCTGAAGAAGGAAACTATGTAATAGCTGTAGACCCTGCTGGATTTGAAGCTGTAGAAAAAGAAAGAGGGTTAAAAGGCTCTAAACTAGACGAAACATCTATAGCGATTGTAAAAGTAGATAGAGATAAATGGTGGGTTAAAGATATTCTACATGGAAGATGGGGTATTAAAGAAACTGCTAAGAAAATACTTAAAGCTGCGGATGTAAATGAAGCTACTACTGTAGGTATAGAAACAGGTTCTTTAAAGAATGCTATTATGCCTTACCTAGAAGATGAAATGCGTACAGAGAATAGGTTTGTACATATAGATGAGCTACGACATGGTGGTAAAAAGAAAACTGAGCGCATTACATGGTCCTTACAAGGTAGACTAGAACACGGTCAGATAAGTTTTAATGAAGATAGAGACTGGAAAGTCTTTATATCACAGATGTTAGACTTTCCTAATCACCTAAGTCATGACGATTTGCTGGATAGTCTAGCCTATATAGACCAAGTGTCTATAGCAGACTTCGCATACTCTATAGATATGGACGATGACTGGGAACCATACGATGAAATAGCAGGATACTAGATAATTTGATAGAAACCTCTACATGACTACCTAAAATGTGCTATACTCCACAGAATTACCTGCGTTAATGGAGATATTTCTATAAATGTTTGAAAATAAAGAAACAAAGTACCAAGCTTTAGCTGGATGGCTTAATCATAGGCTAGAAAGCTGGCGTACCCATAGAGATACTAACTATGTACAGAAGTGGGATGAGTATTACCGCCTATGGCGTGGTATCTGGCTACAAGAAGACAGAACACGCACCTCTGAAAAGTCTAGAATCATAGCTCCTGCGATGCAGCAAGCTATTGAGTCTGCTGTTGCGGAGCTAGAGGAAGCAACTTTTGGCAGGGGGAAGTGGTTCGACATACAAGATGACATGCTTGATGAAAATCCACAGGATGCGGAGTATGTAAGGAATTTATTACAAGAAGATTTAGAAAAGACTGGCTGTAAAGATGCTATATGTGAGGTATTTCTCAATAGTGCCATCTACGGTACTGGTATTGGAAAGATAATTGTAGAACAGTCTATTGAAAGAACACCTGCTGAAGTACCTGTAGAAGGTACGACCACTACTACTCGTCAGTTAGTAGAGTATCCCTCAATAGATGTCAGGGTAGAACCTATATCTCCTAAAGAGTTTCTCATGGACCCATCAGCTAACACTATTAATGAAGCATTAGGTGTAGCACATGAGGTAATCAAACCTCGTTATCATGTAGTTGAAGGTATTCTATCAGGCATATACAGAGATGTACCTCTTGATGGTAGTTACGATACAGTATCATTTGGTTATGACCCTGAGATGAAGCAAGCTGATGAGTCTGACTCAGTAAAGATTACAGAATACTGGGGTAAAGTACCTAAGAGGTTTCTTAAGCCTAGTAAAGATAAAGATGACTTTGAGTATTCAAAGAAAGACGAGCTAGTAGAAGCAGTTGTTACTATATGTAATGATGAGCATATACTTAGAGTAGAGCAAAACTTATTTATCATGGAGGATAGACCTTTTATATCCTATCAACATGACTTAGTACCAAACAAATTCTGGGGTAGAGGTGTTTCAGAAAAAGCATATAACGCACAAAAAGCATTAGATGCTGAGATGAGAGCTAGGATTGATTCACTAGCATTAACAACTACACCTATGATGGCTGCGGATGCCACACGCCTACCTAGAGGTGTTAAGTTTGAAGTCAGACCGGGTAAGACAGTACTAACTAATGGTAATCCTAGAGATGCTATTATGCCACTAGACATGGGAACAACAGACCCAAGTACATTTGACCAAGTAAACAGCTTACAAGCTATGATTCAAATGGGTACAGGCACATCTGATGGTGTAGCAGGTGATAGAGCTACAGCTAGCGGTATGTCTATGCAACAAAGTGCTGCTATTAAAAGACAAAAGCGCACTTTAATGAATTTCCAAAACACATTCCTTGTACCTTTAATCCAGAAATCAATGTGGAGAAAGATACAATTTGATGTAGATAGATACCCAGTTAACGATTACAAGTTTATACCTTATTCAACTATGGGTATAATGGCTAAAGAATTAGAGATGACTCAAATGGTACAGATGTTACAATCTATACCTAAAGATTCTCCTGCTTTTGATGTAATCTTATTAGCTATGATGCAAAACTCTAGTATTCATAATCGTGACCAGATTGTACAAGCACTACAACAAGGTAGTCAACCTGATGGTGGGCAGCAAGAGTTAGAGAATATAGGTAATGAGCTACAAATACAACAGCTACAAGCTAATATTCAAAAGACACTAGCTGAAGCTGAAGAAGAAAAAGGTAAAGCTATATTACATCAAGCACAAGCAGCAGTAGTTGTGCCTAATGAAATACAAGTAGAAGAACAAATTATTAAGTTGCAAAAGAACGCACTAGATTTAGATAAAATGAAGTCAGATATTGCTAATCAAGATTCTGAAACTGCTAGAAATATACCTGAGATGGAACATCTTAAATCAGAAACTATATTAAATCTAGCTAAGGCTAGAGAAGCAGGTTCTAAAGCAGCAGTTAGTACAAGAGTACAATGAAACCTGACGAACAGTTTTTAAAAGATAGATTAGCTATGTTTGAGACCGAAGGGTGGAAAGACTTAATAGCTGATATGAAAATTACTGAAAAGAATGTAGTTGATATACGCACTCTTGAAAGTGAAAAAGACCTTTGGCATGCTAAGGGTCAGTTGCAAGTTCTAAGACAGTTAAATAGTTTAGAAGATGCAACAAAACTAGCGGTAGAGCAATCCTCTTCATAAGGATTCTACCTTAATATAACTTCATAACCCAAATGGGCGGAGACCAAAATGAGTATAGTAGTAGAAGAAACACCTTTAACAGATGTACAGGCAACAGAAAATCAAGAAATAGAAGAGGTACAAGCGGATTTAATCCAAGAAGATACAGAGCTTGAAACAAAACCAGAATCTATAATTCCTGAGAAGTATGCTGGAAAATCACTTGAAGAAGTTATTGAGATGCACCAAAATGCTGAAAGAATATTAGGCAAGCAAGGTATGGAAGTTGGACATCAACGGAAATTAATTGATAGTTTAATGTCAACTCAACAACAAGTTACAGAAACTGCTACACCTACAGAAGAACCAGTACCCTTCGAGGACCAGTTCTATGCTGACCCTGCAAACGCAGTTAACTCAGCTATAGAAAAACATCCCGATGTAGTTAAGGCTAAAGAAACTAGAGCCATGCAAAATCAAGCGTTGAATCAAGCACAATTAGAATCTACGCACCCTGATTTTATGGAGATAGTGGAAAACCAAGACTTTCGTAACTGGGTTGGAGCAAGCAAGATACGACAAGAGTTATTCCGTACTGCTGATTCTTATGACTTTGAGTCTGCTAACGAGTTGTTTACAACATGGAAGCAAATTAACATGGCAAGTAAAACTGCTGATGTTAAAAAGAAAGAAAAAGTTAAAAGAGAAAAGGCATTACAAAAGACTAGCTCAGAAACACGCTCTTCAGGAGATGCTGTCGGTGGAAAAAAGATTTACCGTAGAGCTGATTTAATCAATCTACAGGTAACTGACCCTAACAGACATGCTGCACTAGCTGATGAAATTCAACTAGCGTATGCGGAAGGTAGGGTTAAATAATTTACTTATAACAGGAGAAGAAAATGGCAACTTATTCAGCCAATATGGTGACTACTGCTGTAGCTAATAACTTCATTCCTGAACTATGGTCAGATGAAGTTATAGGTGCATACAAGTCAAATTTAGTAGTAGCTAATTTAGTTACTAAGCTTGCTCATAAAGGGAAGAAAGGTGATGCAATTCACATTCCAGTACCTGCAAGAGGAAGCGCAAGTGTTAAAGCTGCAAACACTCAAGTTACATTAAGTGCTGCAACTAACACTAAGAAAACTGTAACAATCAATAAGCATTATGAATATTCTAAGCTAATTGAAGATATTGCAGAAGTACAAGCACTAGCAAGTATGAGAAAGTTCTACACCGATGACGCTGGCTATGCGCTCGCAAAGCAAGTGGATAATTCTTTATTTGGAACTGCTCAGAACCTACAAGGTGGAGCAGAAACAGGTGATTGGGATGATGGTGGTGTTGTAAACGGAAAATGGACTAAAGCAAAGTTTTTCCATGCTACAACTACAGCTCTTACAGACTATGTAGAGGCGTCTTCCACGCCTATTGCTATTAATGATAATGGTATTCGTGGAATGCTTCTTTTACTAGATAATGCTGATGTTCCGATGGACAATCGTGCATTAATTATTCCACCTGTAGCAGCGAATGATATGCTTGGAATCAACAGATTTACTGAGCAACAGTTCATTGGTTCTGGTGATGCAATTAAGACTGGTAAGATTGGTTCAATATATGGTGTTGATGTTTACATTTCATCTAATTGTCCTACTACTGGTGATGCAGTTAACCAAGCTGGTAATAATACTGACCGTGTTGGTATGATGGTTCATAAAGACGCTTTAGTATTTGCTGAACAAGTAGGCGTTCGTTCACAAACTCAGTATAAACAAGAATACTTAGGTGACTTGTTTACTGCTGATACTATTTATGGAATTGGTAACCTCCGTGCAGATGCCGGTGTAAACTTTGTAGTTCCAGCTAGTTAATAGTTAGTTAGGCGTAACCCTTTCTTTGGAGAGGGTTATTACAAACTAATTATGTCAGATGTAAATACATATAAAAAGAAAAAACTAAAAGCCATTGAATATTTAGGTGGTTGTTGTTGGAAATGTGAAGGCGTATTTCATAGAGATGTTTATGATATACACCACATAGTTCCTTCTACTAAAACTTATGAATGGGATAAATTAAAAAGAAGAAAGTGGGAAACCATTAAAAAAGAATTAGATATATGTGTTTTACTTTGTTCTAATTGTCACAGATTAGCGCATAAGGAGATGAGGGAAAATGCCATTTTATGAATACGAATGTAATAACGAACATGTTTTTGATGAAATGTGTTCTGTTAAAGACAGATTAGAAAAGAAAGAATGTCCTAAGTGTGGACAGAAAGGAAACTTTAGAATAAGCGTTAGAGAAACACAGCCTCATTTTGGCAATCAAGAAACTCTTTGGAGCATGAGAGAGCGTAAACGAAAAGGAAAGGATAATTTTAATGGACATATTTGAAGATACTTGCGACCATGACTCTGTTGAAAACTTAGAGTTAGAACGCTTTAAAGTTAAATTAAGAGAAATCTGGTCAAGGTTTCTTGATGAATGCTATGATAAATATCCAGATGTAGATATGGATTTAGAGCATTACAAAGAACATAATGCTTTAAAGTTTGCTGATGAACCTGAACAAGAAAGTGAATTAGATAACTTATTAGCAATGTTAGATGAGCTAATGGATTCTAAAGAAGAGTCAGAAGATGTTAAATCAGAAGGTAAAGCACCTACATATGGTAGCAGCTCACTTAAATCAAATAACGAACAAGGTAAAAAAGAAGCAGGCGTATATGAATTTAAACACACAAGTACAAAAACTCCGGGAGATAGTCAATCTGGAGGTAAGGGTGGCTCGTATGAGGGTACGCCATCAGGTTCAATTTCTAAAAGAAAAGATTCAAGAGTTATTAGAAGCTTTTCACCAATGGCTCAAAGCCTTAAAGAAGAGTTAATAGCTTTAAAAGAAAGACAGGCTATTGGTAAAAGAAGGCAATTGTTTAGATAATGGCTAAGAAATTTCATTGGAAAAAGAAAAAAACTATTGGTATGCTTTTAAATAGAAAGCAATGGCAAAGAGAGTTTGACCCTAGTCAATCTATTGCTTTCGAAATAGAACTCGAACAAAGTGGGTATTATCTTATTACAGAAAATTCTAATAATGTCATACCTAACTATATTACTACGGAGAATCCTTAATGGCAACAACTAAAGTATCAGCCTTAACAGCATTAACAACTACAGATGGTGCTGAAGAATTATTAATTAATGATGGAGGCACATCTAAAAAAGTAACTATTGCTAATGTATTGCCAAGTAATGCAATTACTAATGCAAAAATGGCAGATGATGCGGTAGGTATAGCAGAATTATCGGCAACAGGCACAGCTAGTAGCACTACATTCCTTCGTGGTGACAATGCTTGGGTAACACCAACAGACACAAACACAACATATTCAGCAGGTACAGGTATCACATTAGCTGGTACTACATTTTCTGCTTCCCCAGTAGCACTTACTACAGTACAGACTGCTGCTAATCAATCAGCACATCTTGCACTTACAGCCGAAGAAGGTGATGTAGTAGTACGCTCTGACGAAAACAAAACTTATATGCACAATGGTGGTTCAGCAAATAATATGAACGACTATACATTATTAGCAACACCTACAGATGCAGTAACAAGCGTAGCAGGTAATACAGGTGTAGTTACTAATGCACATATTGCTGCTGCTGTTGAAGCTGCTAGTGATTCAAATACATTTACAGATGCAGAATCTAGTAAGTTAGCTGGAATTGCTGCTAGTTCTAATAACTATGTACACCCTAACCATAGTGGTGAGGTTACATCAACAGCAGATGGTGCTACAGTAATTTCTGGAAATGTTGTTGATGAAGCTAACTTAAAAGTCAGCAACGACCCAACAAATGGTTATTTCTTGTCAGCTCAATCAGGAGCTACAGGTGGTATGACTTGGGCAGAAGTAGATGCTTTACCTTCACAGTCTAGCAATAGTGGAAAATATCTTACAACGAATGGTAGTGCAGCTTCTTGGGCAGTATTAGATACAGATGCTAACACTACAACAAAAGGTTTATACGAACACGCACATACAATTAGTAGTAACTACAGCATCACAAGTGGCAACAACGCTTTAACCGCAGGACCAATAACAATTAACTCAGGGGTGTCAGTTACCGTTCCAACGGGCAGCACTTGGATAGTAGCATAGGAGAATTATGAGTAAAGTTAAAATACAAGGACACGCTTCAGGAACAGGGGTACTAACTGTAACTGCTCCGAATACGAGTACAGACAGAACGATAACACTACCTGATTCTACAGGTACATTAGCAACGACTGCTGATACCTTTAACCCTGATGCAGCAGTAACAATTAATGAAAGTGGTGCTGATGTAGACTTCAGAGTAGAGTCTGATAATGATGCTAACGCATTATTTGTTCAAGGCTCGAATGGTTTAGTAGGTATTGGAACTTCAAGTCCACCTGATGGCATCTCTTTGACAGTATCAAACGATGGAAGTGGCGCACACCAACCCGGCATTAGAATGATTGACACTAATAGCGGTAATCATCATCAAATTTATGTTAATGCTGGAAGTATTTACTTTAGAGATGTAACTGCTGGTACTACTAGAATGGTAATTAACTCAAGTGGTGTTATGTCAGTTCCTGCTGGAATTGAACTTGGTTCAGGTATTGATGCTACAGCAGCCAATACTTTAGAGGACTATGAGGAAGGTACTTGGACTCCTACTTTTAGTGGTAGCCATATTGGTAGTCACACATTAAATTACGCTATCTATACAAAAATTGGTAGGTTAGTAAAAATTGAGGCTTATGTTTACAACTTTGGAAGTATAGGTGGTAATGGTATTTCTTTCGGTATAACAGGATTACCATTTAGTCCAAACCAACAATCAATGGGAGCAACTACCTGTACTCATACTAATGTTGATGATAGTACAGTTAATTTATCTGCTAGACAATATCTTGGAACAATTTATATAGAACAAACAAGAGATAATGCTAGTGGAGGTTGGACACCTTACAACGATTTTAATGGTAACTCACACGTGCAGATAAGTCTTTCTTACACAACAGCAGCTTAATTATTCTAAGTGGATTCTTAGAACGGACATTTAATAACAGGAGAAAGCAATGGCTTTAACAAAAGAAACAGTAGTAGACAAGATTGAAGTTTTAGAAATGGGTGAAGTGCAAGTACGCACAGCAACGAGAGTCAAGGAAGATGGAGCAGTATTATCATCCTCTTTTAATAGACATCACATTACACCACAAACTAAGGTAGGTGAAGTAAGAGATGCTGATGGTAATATTACTAAAGCATCTTCTTGGGCAGACACAGACATTAGCGGTGAAGATGCTAGAGTACAGGCAGTAGCTAATGCGACTTGGACTTCAGACGTAAAGACAGCTTATCGAACAATGATAGACGCACAAGCATTATAGGAGTAACGAATGGCAATAGTAATTAATGGTTCAGGCACAGTCACAGGACTATCTGTTGGTGGATTGCCTGATGGTACAGTCGATGCAGATACTTTAGCGAGTGGTGCTGGAGGAGTAGATGGAGTTTCTAGTAGTGCTGATGCTACAGCTATGACCATTACTGCTGCTGAAAAAATAGGTATAGGAACTGGAAGTCCGAGTGTTAATGTACATATTGTAGATGATGCTTCTGAAGGAACTCCAACATTTGCTGGTGCAACGCATTTTGCAGTTCAAGCAACTGCTTCAAGTAGTGATAATGTTAATGCTTCATTAATATCTGGTTCAGCTGGAACAAGTAGGATAATGTTTGGCGATAAAGATGATGAAGATATAGGAAAGATTGAGTATAACAATAGCACGAACGCAATGTCTATTACTACAAACACTGCTACTGCTATGACTATAGACTCTGCTGGTGCAGTTACTATGCCTAAGCAACCAGCGTTTTTAAGAACAGAACTTACTGGTGACCAATCAATTACTTCTACAGCACCAGTAACTGTTACATTTGATACAGAAAAATATGACCAGAATAGTGATATGACAAGCACTACATTTACAGCACCAGTTACAGGTAAATATTTATTTGCTATGGCTATAACTGCTGAAAGTTTAAACGATGATTATATTGTAATGCACTTAGATACATCAAACCATAATTATGCAATACATCCATTGTCTACTGCAAATAACTCTGCTACTTATAAAGCTATGACAGGCAGTTTGATAGTTGATATGGATGCTAATGACACAGCAATAATAACAGCAAATAGTGCTAATGACTCTTCTTATACATTAAGAGCAAGTAGAACTTTTTGTGGTGCTTTAATATGTTAACAATGGCGAAACAACCAATCTTAAAGGAGATTAAATAATGGCAACACATACAAAAACAGTAAGTCTTACAGATTTACAACAGAATATTTTAAAGAATGATTTATATAGTGACGCAGATAATGCTGGACTAGATTTTTGGATTCAAGCAGCAGTTGATGGCAAGATTAACAACGCTTGGAAAAGAATGCAGTCTGAGTGGACAACTAAGCTAATGAATGATGATTCATTTACAGATGCAATACCAAGCAATCAAGCAGACTTTGTAGCATTAGTAATAGCTAGGTCAGACTACAAGAATCGTAAAGCAAGAGATGACGCATCAACACCATAGGAGTAACGAATGTCTACAATAAAATCAAGTGACGAACATCTAACACTAAACGCTGATGGTTCTTCTAAGGACATAAAGTTCCAAGCCAACGGAGTAGAGAAAGCGAGTATCAGCTCTAGCGGTGCGTTTACTTCTACTACGATTGATGCGACCAAGCTGACAGGTAATCTTCCAGCTATTTCAGCAGCTAGTTTAACTAATATTCCAGCAGCTAATATTACAGGAACATTACCAGCAATTGATGGTTCTAACTTAACAGGAGTTGGAGTTGCTGGTATCTCGTCTAGTGCTGATGCTACTGCTATGACTATTAACTCTGCTGAACAAGTAGGAATAGGTACTGCAAACCCTGAAAACTATGCAAGTAATGCTGATGATTTAGTTATTTATTCTACAGGCACTACTGGAATGACTATAGCTACAAACAACACAAGTGCTGAACTAGCAATTAATTTTGCTGATGGTGACTCGGGTAATGCTATGTCTATGGGTAGTATTGTCTACCAACACGCTAGTGACAAAATGAGATTTGGCTGTGCTAATGACTATCCTTTGTATTTATACAATAAGGGTGCAATCATATATAACAACTTAGCAATAACTTCATCTACTAACTATGGGCCATTTGTTATTACTCTTTCAGATTTGTTCACACTAGATTCAAATCAATGGTGGCAATTTGGTTTGAGAGTAACACAATCAGGAATTGTAGGTGGAGCAACTGCTCCTACTAACCTTGATGCCATAATCTCTATTAGAGGATTAAGTAGTTGGAATCAATTAGCTAGTGTAAGAAATCTTGGTGAGCATAATGTAACAGCATCTATTACTGCATCATCATCTAATTCGATGTCGATTAATATAACAAACCCTAACGGTTCTAATCAAGGAGCATATATGGTTCAGTTATTTGCTAATAGCGGTGCAAAAGTAACCGCAGCAGCATAGGAGAATATTATGACTTTAACTTTCACAATAGACAAAATAGAAACACAAGGCGAACATAAATCTGTGCATTTCATTCATTACACAATGTCAGGCACAGACGATAATAGCAAAACAGGTTCTGTAAAAAATGTAATAGGTTTCAATCTTAAAGAAGAATCAGCTGCTGGGTTTATACCTTTTGCAAATGTTACAGAAGCTAATGCAAAAGACTGGATTAAGTTTGCTTTAACACCAAAGCATTTGGAAAATACTTATGTAGATGAAAATGGCCATTTACAAGGTAATGAAACTGGAAAAGACTTATGGCCTGAAGTTGAACAAGGATTAAAAAAACAAATTGAACAAGTCATAGCAGAAGAAGAAGCTAAAAGCGAAACTAATCTGCCTTGGGCCTAATGTCTGACAGACTGCGTAACAATGTAATAGCTGGGTTTATAGTTGTAGCTTTTTGGATAGTGTCGTTCTCAGCTATGGCTGCTGACCCTATTGTTACAAACAGTACAAGCAATAGCACAGTTA